TACGCGCCAAGCATTAGGTATTGATATTTATAGCGGTGTGGATGTAAGTGGGTGGAATGGAAATGTTCCATGGGGGAACGTCGATAAATCTAAAGTGGAATTCGTCTGGGCGAAAGTATCTCAAGGGCGAGATTATTACGATAAAAAAGCACCCCATAATTTTGAAGGCTGTCGGGCAAATAATATTTCTATCGGGGGTTATCATTTTCCATCCCCACATATTGGAATAAGCAGTAAAGATCCCAAATTGGAAGTTGAACAATTTATTCGCGCGCTTGGTCCTCTCGAAGACGGTGATATGTTGCCCGTGTTGGATCTTGAAGCGGGAGTTAAAAAAGATGCTAGTCACAATAGACAATGGGCGCTAGAGTTTTTAAAAGAGTTTGAAGGAGAAACAGGGCTAAAGTGTGTTATATACACAGCCCAATGGTATGTTTACAGCTATCTTAAAAACGATATTGGGGATTTAAAAAAATATCCTCTCTGGGTGGCTGATTATACGAAACCTTATGCTGAAGGCGGTCGAAAGGAGCCAGATGGCACGTGCGGTTGGGATGAATGGACCGCGTGGCAATGGACTAGTAAAGGAAATATTCGCGGATTAGATCAAACTGGAATTCGCAAATGTGATCGAAATTGGCTAGTTGGTGGTCCTGCTGCGCTAAAAAAGATGAAAGTTTGTAAAAATCATTAGAGGAGTTGCCCATGGGTTCTTATGAAAGAAAGTTAAAAAGAAGAAAAGTTGTTAAACAAAAAAAACAAGCCGAAAAAGATATGGCGACAAAAGTTGCTTTATTTGGTGAATTAGGAACTGAATGCTTGACATGCAAAAAACCTTTTGATAGGATGGATCGTGAACAAGTAATGTCGTGGCATGTGGTAGTGAGAAAAGAAGAAGAAAAGGTCAATCTCTACTGCCCGCACTGCTGGCAAAATGCAATGAAAATAATTAAGGATTACACAAATAAAAGGAGGAATGAAAATGCAATATTATCCACAAAGCAGTAAAGGTTTCGCACTTAATCACGAATTGGCAGAAAGTCTAGAAGTTTTAGAACAATTGTTGTTGTGGGAGGAAGAGTACAACGAATTACCTTTTTTTGAGGCATTTGAAGGCAAATTTGGATTTGAGCCTTACGAGGTAAGACATTTTGAAGATAATGCAACAAACCAAGTCCACGGGCTTCAGGGGTTTCATTATGACTCCACTTATGTACTTTTTGATGACAGCACAGAGAGATTTTATCCCGCTGAGTGGGAAAAACTATTAGAGACTCTAGAGGATAATGATGCTGATATTATCGAAGGTAGCTGGGCAGAAATAGAATAAAGAGGTATAAATGAAAGAAGATCGTGTTAACCACCCAAAACATTATAATATTAATTGGAAAGGCGAACAAGCCATTGAAACATACACATATATTCGTTCGTGGAAAATGGACTATCCCGAAAGTAACATTATTAAATATGTGACCCGTCACCCCTACAAAGGGGGCATACAAGATTTAAAGAAAGCGCGCTGGTATCTTAATCAATTAATTGAAGAAATGGAACATCGAGAGGAAAAAGAATGCACGAAGCCTTAACCTATGATGATGTGTTGTTAATACCTCAGTATTCTGACATCCGAAGCCGTCAAGAAATAAACATTGGTAATGGACTTGATGAAAATATATATTTAGAATTACCCGTAATTTCTTCCCCAATGGACACCGTTACGGAGGGTCCAATGGCACTCGCCTTAAATCACAAAGGTGGCTTGGGCATTGTTCATAGATATAATTCCATTAACGAACAAGTAAATATAGTTTCTAGTGTTTTGGAGGCGGACTCAACCCTTAGAGTAGGCGCAGCAATAGGCGTCACGGGAGATTTTCATGAGCGAGCATGCGCTCTTTATGATGCGGGAGTCAATGTCGTTTGTATTGATGTTGCACATGGTCATCACATTCTTATGAAAAACGCCTTAGAAACATTACGAAAGGCTTTGGGCAACAAGGTTCATTTTATGGCTGGGAACGTTGCCACTCAAGAAGGGTTTGAAGCATTGGCAGACTGGGGCGCAGATAGCGTAAGATGCAATGTCGGTGGAGGTTCTATTTGCTCTACACGCATCCAAACAGGACACGGAATTCCCGGTTTGCAAACTATTATAGAATGCGCCAAAAGTGATCGATCTGCTAAAATTATTGCTGATGGGGGCATTCGCAACTCGGGCGATATTGTCAAGGCACTCGCCGCAGGAGCGGACTTTGTTATGCTCGGGTCTATGTTTGCTGGTACGACGGAGGCACCGGGCGCTTTGGTTGTCGCAAACAACGGACGCCAGTATAAGTTATATCGTGGAATGGCGAGCAAAGAAGCACAGTTGGATTGGCGTGGTGATTATTCCTCTAACGAGGGCATATCCGCACAAGTCCCTTATAAAGGCAAGATGAGAGAGGTACTTGAAGACCTACGAAATGGAATTTGTTCTGGATTTTCTTATTCCGGCGCGCGGACCATTGAAGAACTTTGGGGAAAAGCAAAATGGATTCGCCAAACTAACGCTGGATTAGGCGAAAGTAAGACACATATTTTATTATAATGAAAAAAAGAAAAACTCTCCCTGAAGACGCAAAATATATTAGAGTTCCCACATTGGGGACTTTAGATGCAAATTTAAGAATTAAACTTAAATTTGACGATGTTACCAAATTTTGGTTTTTTAATGAATACATTAAAGCCTATTTGTTGGAGGACCCGGCATTAATGCCTTTTATAGAAAAAATAAAAGAAAGCAGTATGCTCGCAAGAAAATTTAGATTAAAAAAAGCAAAAGAAATTCGAAAAAAAGAACAAGACATAATTAATCGCTTTGGATTAAACCAAGATGATATAGAAGATATTTTTGATATGATAGAAAGGGAGGGTAAAATATGAAAATATGTGCTGAAGTTTGTAGTTATAGGAACACTGCGTGCGCCGAAGAAGAATGTAGAATGTGGATAGATTATGAGGAAGATTTAAATTGCACCGAAATCGCCATTGAAAAAAATGGTCGCATGACTTTAAAGGAAGTGGGAAAAAGACTTGATGTATCTTACGTGCGTGTAACGCAAATAGAGAAAGATGCCCTAAAGAAACTAGAAAAAAATAGTTTTAATGAATAAAGATACTAATTATAAACAAACCAGTTAAAACCAAAAGATTTAACATCTTTAATGCTTAGAACAAGGAGAGTGAAAATGTCTAAGAAAACTTTATTAAATGAAGCCACCGTACGCCGCTTCATGAAATTAGCAGAAATTGAACCTTTAACATCTACTTTTGTTAATGAAATGTATGACGCGCCAGCAATGGCGGATGATGATGAGCCCACGCCGGAAGAGGCAGAATATGATGCTGCCTATGAAGATGAAGGCTTTGAGGCAGGCTTAGAAGCCGGTGACGATGACGCACCCGGCGGAGAAGATCTTGATGTAGATGTAGACATGGAAGATGAAGACATCTCAGCCACGGAGGCTGAAGAAGGTGAGCTTGTTCTGACCGATGAAGAAGCCGAAGTATTTCTAAAGGTTGCAGAAAAAGTTCGAGCCGCCATGGACGCTGGCGCCGAGCCAGAAGAAATTCCTCCACCCGATATGGGCGGCGACGAAGAGGCAGACATAGACGCAGAATTAGATGTCGACGCGCTGGGTGACGATCTTGACGTAGAAGAAGAAGAGATCGAATTAGAAGAAAAGAACGAGTTGGAAGAAGAGAAGCAAGATCTCATCGCCGAAGAAGATGAATCTTTGGAAGAGGATAAACCCTATACCGCGAAGGAAGAAGCACCCGGTGCTGATGAGCGTAAAGGTGCAGAAAAACGCGGTGCAGAAGGTACCAAGAAAAAGACAAGCGGCAAAGGACGCGGCGAAAAGAAGGGCGATGACGCTTACGTCAACGAAGATCTTGTCAACGAAATCGCCAAACGTGTCGCCGAAAAGGTCTTGCGCGCGCAAAAAAAATAAATTATACTCTCCCTAAGAAGTGAGGTTTTAGATGCAGGAAGTCTTTTGGTTTTTTCTGGGTGGGTTTGTATATATTTTATTTAACACATTCTTTTCTACATACAAAAAAATTCAATTCATTAACGAAACCAAGGTTTATTCTTTTAAGCTAATTGCCGTCGCATATCAACATATGGTGTTTGCCATGGCAACCAAGTATGTTTCATTGGAAAACTCAGACACAGACGAAGAAAAAATCAAGTTATATAAAAACATTGATGAGAACGCATTTGACGAGTGGAAGAAAGAAGCTGTCACGGGACTTAAGGAGGCGCTTCCTCCTATCTATAAAGAGGGACTTGAGCTTGATGACTGGAATGACTTAATGGACACACTTCAAAAACACCACGAGAAAGCCTTAAGAGCAAAATATGGCGACTAAAAAGCCAAAGATACCCAGAAAAAGAAAATCCACCAAAGAAGGCGCAGCCGCGCA